TTGACCTCTTTTGTGGTGTTGGAGAGGCTGTCTCCTGATTCCTTCACATCGCTTGAAAACTGCTTTACAGGTCGGGTTAAATTGCCTTTGCCCGTGCCGCCCATTTCGTTATTGAGTAGAAACATTTGCTTCTGCAAATTCCTTATCAACTCCTCAGTCTCGCTTAAATCCGATTCCAATTCTGGGGTTAAGAAAGAATGATCTCCGACTTGCTCCATCGTGAGTTCGATTGAGCGACGTTTTTTTATCGCAGCCATTAACTCCTCTTCAAGAATTTGCATCATTATTTTTTTCTCCATAGCGTCCGTAACCTCTTTGTACGCTATGGCTAATTGCTGCATGAATGCGGTTTCATCCGATAGATTTTCAAGTGTAGTACCGTAGGTATCGTTTATTTTGTTTATAAGTAATTCTCTCTCTTTTGATCCGGCGTTTGTTTGCAAAATTTGCTTATAAAGCAACTCCATTTTTGATTTTTCTTCGATCATTTTCTCGTTATACTTTTCAGTAATTCGAGTAAGCGCCTGCATCGTCTCTGAACCCGTCGTAAGCCCAGCAACCCAGTCCCAAACAAGCGGAATTAAAGTAGTCAAGATAGCTACCCATCCAGCCAACGGAATTGATTTCATGGCTGAGCCGAGGCCGACCATGCTCTTTTTTAGCGTGCCTGTTGCTCCTGACATATATATCATCCCTTTGGCGTTGTAATACATCTCCTTTGCCATTCGGCCTAGACCTTGCACTACCCCCGTTCCCTCTTTATTCCAAGCAAGCAAAGTCAATCTATAAGCCCCCCATGCCGTTACCGCTTTCATTACCCATGTGATAATAGTCTCCAAATTGTCGGCAATAAATCTTAGAACCGATTTCAAGCCTCCAGCTACATCAGTGCCCTCAGACCATTTGATCACCAAGTTATCCCACGCTGCTTTTAATTCAGTGATAACACCCGACAAGGTGTCTGAATTTATCGCTGCTTGTTCAGTCGCTACGTTCGTGCCTGTAACGGCTGAAGTCATTTTATCGTAAGTGTCCAATGAGTTCAATAACACCGTTGCAGCGGTAGCATTCTCAGTGCCGAATACCTGCATGATAGCGGTTGAATCCCCGGCAATTTTCGATAATTCTCTCAAACGCTCCTCTAAACTCAGGGTCTCATCCTTTACAATCGAAGTGTCAACACCGTATTTCTCCAATTGCTTCAATGCCTTTTGTGGCAAGACATCAATCGCCCCCATTTTCAACAAGATATTGCGCAGCGCTGTACCTGCGTCCGCTCCGAATATCGCCTTTTCACCTAAAGTTTCAATCAAACCAACCGATTCTTCAACTGAAATATTCATCAGTTTGGCGGTTGTGCCGAATTTCACCATTGATTCGTTGATCTGATTCACCGTCGCAGCGCCAGCCTGTGAACCTGCAGCCAAGATATTGATGACCCTAGCCGCTTCGTCCGCTCCAAGTGAGAATTGATTCATTACACCAACCAGCGCCATTGATGTCTCAGTCAAATCACCTTTAATTGCCTTGTTCAGAGTGATAGCTTCACGTGTAACCGCAGCCAAAGCGTCTGCGTCATTCAGTAGCGCTGGTTGGGCTGAAGCTATTTTCTCAGCCGCTTCAGCTACCACCGTGCCCGACACGTTCAGTTCAGTGGCGACCTCCATTATTTTACCCTTAAACACGTCGAATTTCTCGCCCGTCAATCCGGTGATTGCGCTCAAACTTGCGAATGCGTCCTCACTGGCTGAGATTATGTTAAAGGTGCTGCGCAGCAGTTGAAACACCCCGAAAGCGAGGCCAAGCTGACCAAGCGTGCGGTTGAGATTTCCAAGTGCACGCTCATATTGACCAACTTTATTTTGGTGCATCCCGATTGATTCATTCGCTCTATTCCTAATCGCATTTAGCTTCAGGATTTCATCACGCATTTTGCGTGTCTGAGCCGTTTCTTTGCCTTCAGCTACTAATAGATCACGATATTCTTTAGTGAGAGTATCAATGGTTTTAGTGAGTTTAAAGTATGCGGAATTTTGTTGTTGCGTAATTTTCGCTTGCCGCTCAGATTCTTTTCTGAGCATTTGCTCTGTGCGTAGTTTCTGCTGCTTTGCCCGCTCCTCTGCCGCTAAAAGTTGCTGCTCTTTTTTGCTTAAATCTATTAATTTCTGCTGAACCTTCGTGTGTTCCTGAAGCGCTTTCAAAGATTTGTTTTCAGCCTCAGCCAAAGTCTTATATCCGGCTGCGGATTTCTTTGTTTCATTAGCAATTTTTACCTGATTTTGCATGACAATAACCAATCCGTCTGACAATTTCTTTGCCTTTGCCATTGTTAAATCCATCTCATCCCTTAGTGGTTTGAGAATGTCCGGTTGTACGATGTCTTTACTCTCTATCCTTGCCATTTTCGCGCGGTTTGTTTTGCTGTTCAAGTAACTTACAAATCATGATAAATTCTTTCAGTGTCGTTATCTTTGGATTAATCGCCTGTCCGTATGCTTGCTGAACTGCCATACGTGTTTGGACAATGTCCGTGCCGTCCGATTTCATGATGTTTCTAATCTGCTCTGTGTAAACATCAATATTATTTTTCCTTGCTCTATTCCCCTGCGCTAATTCAACTCGCGCTTCCATTCTGAGTATCATTAACTCCCTCCACTTATCCATCTTCTCGTGCAGCCCTGTGAAGTTAGCGTATTCGTCATAGATCGCAAAGTAAGCAAGTTCTAATTCTCTTTCACTTGGCAACTCCTTAATTCTTGACCGGTCATTCTGATCTTTGAGTAACCACCAAATGTCGTTTGTGGACGAAAGCATTTCCCAATTATATACAGGAATTTGAGTATCTGTAAACAGTTCAGGTGCTTTATACTTCAATTTCTTTTTTGATCTTATCCACATAAAAATCTTTTATAAAATTACCCGTTTTTTCGAGATTTTCAAATGTTAAGCCCTCAATTTCTTTTCCCCATTCGACAAGCAAATTGGTGCCGTCCTCTTTAACCGGATCGGAATTGATTTCAAACCCGTCTTTTCGCACTCTCTCAATCCTGAATGATTCGTGAAAATCTCCGGTGTCGTAGAGATCGACCTTATCACGGCCTTTCTTGTTGCCTACCTGCATAGTATAAGGCGAATATTCACCTCCGATATCTGCTAAAGGAATGCCGTCTGAGTTCATAAAATCAACCCTCATCTGATCGGTATTTAATTTCACCACATACTCCTGAACCGTTCTGATGTTCATAACGTCAATAAAAATCCTCCCCTCATTAAGTTTCTTCACCTTGCGTGCCAAATCTCCGATAGGTGTCTTATCGAATAAATTCATAAAAAAAAAGGGCTATTCAGCCCCTTTAGATTTTTTTGGTTTATCGAACTGGTCACGCCACTTCCTAGCAAGTTTCCATTCAGCCTCAACGTCCACCCCTCTAGCCCTGCCCCACAGCCTGACAAACGTTGCCTTGTCTGTGATCATCTCAGAGGCCATGTTTATCTTGCCGTGAACATAAACCGAAGGCATCCCCGAAGGGACACCTTTTTCGATTATTTCAGGTAGTTTTTTCATAGATTATGACGCTGCAATAGTTACTGTGACAGTCTGCATTGCGTAGCCCTCTTTGAAGATTTTGATTTCGATTTCGTCACCTACTGTTTGAGGTGCTGTCAATGTCATCGTGTATTGACCCTCAGTGATCGAGTCCTCAACCACTGTACAAACCACATTCGCAGCGTCGGTGACGTTGTAAACACGTCCGTCGGTTACACCCAAGTCTGGTGAGAAGTCATTTGTAACGATTCCGGTGATCGGCGTTTTGTCAAACAATGAGCCGTACATGTGATTCAATTTGAACACGATTTCATCTTGACCAGATTGAGACACTTCAGTGAACACGATTTCAAGCGGCTGTAAAGCAAACCATTTCTTAGCGCTGTAAGCGATAGAGGCAGCAGGGATATAGTCACGGTTAGCGTCGTTTTCAAGCTCATCTACAACGGCTGAAACCATCATTTTCTGAACCTCACCTTTTACAGGCTGTTTATACTGAGCGCTTAAAGTGCCTTGTTGCAAGTGAACACCGATCAAATCACCGTTGTTATTCATACCTGCAAGCTGCGCACTGATAGTGATTGTCAACATGCCCAAATCACGGCATTTCAATGAATCATACACCGCTTTCAATGACGGTGTGGCTTCCTCTTTTACATGAGAGAAATTAAATGGTTGTTTAATTTCTTCTCCGGTTGGGAATGGAATACCGTCGATTTCCTCTGTTTCATTCTCACTTGAAGCTGCTTCAAGGGCAAAGATTTCAGGGAAAATATACCAGCGTTTTGTCGGATCGGCGTGGTTTAATTTAGCTGTGATCCACGCTTGATTTAGCACCGTTCCTGATGGCACACCATTGTAGTTACCGTCAGAATCAATGTAGTCAAACAAAACTATAAACTTGTCCCGACCAACCATCGGGATGCAACCGGCTTGACCCGGATTTAAAGGCTGTCCAGCACAGCGGCATTCGATTTCAAAACTCATAGCTATTTTTTTTTGGCGAATATATAAAAAAAAATCTAATAAGGGTTAGGTTTTCTTAAAATAAATCAGAACCAAGGCGGCGCAAATAACTAGCAAGAACCAATTTTCTTTGAACCAATTCGCCTTAGAATCTAAAATCAAAGTGTTACCAACCCATCTGTCTTTGATTATCGTTACAGTATCGGTATCACATTGACCCCAAACGTAAATTGAATCATTGTGATAATATGTTTTGATCGTCAGATTTTCTTCGTGAAGTATCACAGTGTCGGTGGTGGATGAAGAAAATACTGTGTCGGTCTCAACTTTTTCTGTGATAAATTGCAGAGTGTCGGTAATAAATACAGAATCAATCAGCACTGTGCCGCCATGCTTTATCAAATAGCGCTCGAAACTATTTTGGGT